TTTGTACTCTTTAGAAATATTTTATTTTTTGGGAAAATTCCGAAATTAAATTAAATATTTTTAAATATAAATGTCCGGTAGAAATTCCAAGTTCTACAATTTAACCAATTTATACCCACTCTATGCTGAATCCGGAAGTATTGACCATTCAGACGAGGAAGCTTACCACGATAGAATTCGCGAGGAACTCGTAAATAACCCTGGTAAATATAAAGACGGCGATATTTTATTTATAGGATCTAGATACCACACTCGTCAAGAATATGGGTTCGCGAAGGTTATAAATAACGGAACCGATTTTATTCAAGCAGATTACCCCCTTATGGATACACCTGGTGTATATTACAAAAATGTAATCGATGAAATTAATGATTTTTGGAGATCCTTCGAAGGACGGGGTTATTGGGACGATCCCGAAGAACAAAAAGATTTTGTTGAAGATTTAAAATCCAAAAAAGCATACTACGGGCCCGGTGATCGTTGGAAAGAAACACTTCCACAAGTAAAAAAAGCAGCTAGAAAAATGGTTAGAAATAGGGTATACCTAGAAGAAGACTTGGGACTAATTAGAGACATTTCAGACAAAATTGCTCGTTATACTGTATTTGGAAAACGACAATCAGGGGATGTTAAGTATCTCAAAAAATTATTGCTTTAGCTTCGGCGGGAAGGTATGTCCGAAAAAAACCATATAAATTAATGCTATCGAACCGATAACAACACTGCGATCTAATGCAGTCTTGGTATCTTGTTTTAAAACGGTGGTCATGATAGCATAAAGTACCGCGGTTAATATTACAGCGTGAAGTACGTGTTCAAGGGAGTCCATTGTAATTTAAACAGATATTTTAAATTGTGTTTAATTAGAATAAGCCAAACCTCCCATACCACCCATAATTCGAAGAATATTGTAACTTGGTGCGAAGAGGTAATAACCAGGTAACTCCGTGTAGTCTTGCTGGGGTGCACCGTCTAAATTCCCCGGACTTGTATTTCCATTTCGAAGATAAAAATTCATAAGAGCAGAATCAATTCTTGAAAAATTACATGTTCCCGAAGGCTGGTGTTCTTCAGGACGCAAAGCAAATGAGTAACAGTAAATATAATTCCCTGGGTTCCTAGTGTGGTGGTCGTAACATTGTGTTATCCTAAAGTATTCCCCACAGCGTTCCTTAAAACGATCTGTTCCGTTGAGTAACAACTTAAAATTATAAAGTGGTGCAAATTGATTTGGTGTTCCATTTGGAATAATGTTCGTTCCTATACTAAAATCATTTGGTGGAGCAGATGTTCCATTTCTCCTAAAAATCCAAATCAATTCCTTTGTAGGATGGTTCAAATTGATTCGAATTTGGTTTTCCAGAGTTAAGCTCGTGACATTACCTGTTTGAGACTGAACTTGCTCTATAAGGTATTCGTGTGGGTTTTGTGCAAATTTTCGACGCTCTATGGTATCCAAAAAATAATAATTATTCCATATCTTAAAATTATTACCTGCATTTAATTGTGGTGCCAACCCATTTAATGTAGGTGTAAGATATTGACCGTTACTTACAGCAACAATGAGGTTTTTAAATGATTCAAATGTCATCTTAAGTTTTACTTCATGATATTGTAGTGCTATAAGTGGTATAGCCAAACCAGGGTTTCTACAAAACCAAAAAAGCAGTGGGACCATTAACCTGGATCCTGGTTCACAAGTAGGGTCGTATGGCTGCCAAATAGCTTGTGAATAACCCTTACCGACAGCTGTACCGTATCCATTAATTTGGGATCCTTGAAGATTTAATTCCGACCATATGTCCATCCATACACCGTAGTGTTCATCAAGTTGTTGCCCTCCAATTTCAATTGATACATTCTTTATCAGGTAATTACCTACCCCCTGTACCCAGCCGAAATAGGAGTATTGGCCGGGGTTTACAACGTACGTACCCGGGTTTGGTAAAGCAAGTTCCATAACTATGCTTCCCAAAAGGTCACCGTTTCTCGCAATTACTATCGTAATATTTCCACCGAAATTGATATTACCATCGGTAAGTTGAATTATGGATTCCATAGAAAAATTTGTATTTCTACGATAAATTGCTTTAAAGAAAGTTATGTCTGGGTTTGTGGTAAGGTAGACATCTTGTGATCCATATGCTGCAAGTTGTACTAGTCCACCGCCCATTTTATTTAAAAGCTGTTATTCTTTTAAGTAATGTTTATTTTTTTTTGAGTGATTTGTACATTTCAAATGTATTTTTCCGATACTTACATTTTTTTACAGACCATCCTTTATCAATAAGTGAAAATATAAAAAGTGCTCGTAAAATTATTATTGATGAAATATGGTCCATTTAATGTTATTAAATATTATTATAAAATTAACAGTACGAATTTCTTTAAAAATAAAAATAAAGTTAATAAATAAATGAACATAAATATAGGTATTGTGTTGAATTTTAAAAGTGCGGAAAAAAAGAAAGATGAATTACTCGAAATAAATTCCCACGAATACCTAAAATTAGCTAATAACCCAGAGTATTCAGAATACACAATTAATCGCAAAGGTAATCTTTGTGTACCAGCTGATGTTGCCATAGGGGTTTATATCGAAAGTCTTCCTAAAAATGACCAATTCAATTTGGTAGTTGATTACATCAAACCTGATGAAATAAGTCTTGCTCGTTTTAAAAAGAACGACATTGTTTTTGTAATTATTTATGATCTTCTAGAATGTTTTCATCTCGGTAGTACTACCAACTTTAATAAATTTAAACACGCTCTTAAAAATAGCGGGAATGTGTATCCACCTTACGAGTACCAAAAATTCATAAATAATAAATGTACTTATTATAAATACCTTGCCGATAAAAAAATACCAGTTGCTCCAACCCATTGTATAACAAAGTATAAATGGAAAACACGTGATTCTGATCATTATGTTGGTAAGTTACTTTCAAAAATAAAAAGCAATAAATGGGATTCCGTTATTGCCAAACCTGTTTATGGACAAGAATCAAAAGATTTTGCAAAGTTTATGTCTAAACCAGAATGTACCAAAGACTCAAATTGTTCTAAACAAGTTTGTCAAGGTAGCCTTTTTTGCCAAAAAACTCGTTTGAAGAAATATCTCGCCAAAAACATTCCAAAGTATAAAAGTATCATCATTCAAGAATACATACCTGGTTTTGACCGTGAAAATCCCGAAGTAAGGACTTATTTTATAGACGGCATATACGCTTATTCCATAGTTACAACAAAAACCATTGTCGAACGTCCAATTCAAGAAGGTGGGAAATACCGTATTTCCAGTCAAAATTGGAACTTTATTATGAAATTCGCCCAACGGGTTATGGATTCTCTACCAAAATTAGATTTACCCGGTCTTCACCGTAATCCAATTTTAACACGAATAGATATAGGTTCTGGTCTTCACGGTGTTCCCAAAGGGTACTTTGTAAATGAAGTCGAATTTGTTCCAAGTTTATACATCGAAGACCAAGACTTCCCCGTTGTGGAACAAATAGCACAGAGTCTACTGTTTGTTGCTATGGAATACCGACTTGCCAAAAATAAAATTAAAGTAAAATTTTAAGCAAAATAAAATGTTCGTTAAAATTACAACAAATGTTTGAATTTTTGTTCGGTGCCAAAAAACGTAAAAGACGCTGCGATCGTCGCCGTAAAAAATGCAAGCCCAAAAAAAGGTACAATGTATCAGGTTCTCCATGCAATAGAGTAAAGCGCCGACCGTGTCGCGAAACTAATTACTGTAATTACGTAAAACTCCGTGGTTGTCGTCGTAGCAAATTTTTTAATAGTAGGTACCCTGGTATACCCCTTGGTCTCCCAGAACTACCTAGACTCCTTGGTCTCCCAGAAGTACCTAGATCCGGTGGTCGTCTCCCAGAAGTACCTCCACCACCCGAAGAAGATGAAGCTGAAATCTCTAATGAATACACAGACGAACAATTAAACGATGCAAGGCGAACACTCAATGTAGAGCCAGGTGCTACACGTCAACAAATATCAAATTCTTTTAGGCGATTTTATATAAATGCGCAGAGAACTGGAGGTTCACCCGAAGAAAAGGCACGACGTTACCGGGAACTAAATGATGCAAAACGTATGCTTTTTGAAAGAACACCTAATTTTGGAAGACCCCGTCGTCGCCGTTCAACGGGTTTTGGCAAGAAACGGTCGACCAAAAAGAAAATCCCATCGAAGATTCGTAAACTTTGTAAAAAACTCAAGATCAAAACAACCCGGAAAGTAGGCAACAAACGTGTTCGTAAAAGTTTAAAAATGCTGATGAAGCAAATCAAAAATAAAATTAAAGTAAAGTTTTAAGCAAATGTTCGTTTTTTTAAATATTATTATTAAATAAAATGGGTAGAAATAAATTTTCCAGTTTAGACAACCCTGGTGTAAATCAACCTTTAATTACTTATTTAAGAAACAATGCTGATAATAGACAAGCAATAAATACATTAATACAAGTCAACAAGAATTTTAAAAATAGTCTAGACGACGATTTCGTGTTTCTTCAAAAATATATAAATAAAAAACCAGGGAATATAACTATAAAAGACTGGTTGTATATAAAACCATACGTTATCTATAGAAATGAAGAAGTGTGGTTTAAAGAAGAATATGCATTATACAATGCTTTTTGGTTATACGCGATGTACCGGGGAAAATACAATTATCGTACTGCCCTTGATAGTATGATAACCGATATTGCTTCAGGACCAGGTGCACCGAGATGGATGTGGAGAGCCAATCCGCAATACTACAAAGATCGTCAGACCAAAGCAATTATCGAATATACGAGATTGACAAATAAGAAATCTACAAGTCTTAAAGATTTTTATAACTGGGTTTATGAATATATATCACTTCGGACACTCACATCGCTAGGTATTTAACAATAAAACAACTTTTTGTATTCTCCACGAGGTGTTCGGCAGTAGTGACAATAATATGATTTACTACATTTATCTTTACAGTCTCCACAAATTGTATGTCCGCAACTAATTATAAAGTACTCGACTTGGTTTTCGTAACAAATACCACACGTACTAGACGGAACAAACTCTGAAAAGTTTTTAACTGTTTTCTTAAGATATTCTAATTCTGTAATTATCCTTGATTCTTCTAAATTGAAGTAATCAATGTTTAATTCGAGTGCGTAATCGTCTATTTTTTTATTCAATAATTTTATAAGATCGGAATCGGAGTCTTCATTTAAAATATTAATAATCGCCAAAGTTGATTCCGAAAAATCCTGAAAGAGAACTTTATTGTGAGTTAATGTTGCATGGAGCACTATTTTTTCATTCCATAACTTGCAAATATCTGATTTGAGTTTGTGTATATTTTGATTAACCGTGTCAATGGAATACTTTGTTGACAAATCAGGAGGCTCCGGTTGTTGTACGGGGTCTTTGTTGTACTGAAATATTTTCTTTTTAATTTCATCAAATGTACTTACAACGTAGTTATTAAAATTAAAATGCTCATTTCCACGTTCTGTAATGAGCTCTTCATATGTTCTAAATGGGCTTGAGGAAACGGATTCGGAATCCAAAGGAAAACCAGATAAGTTTACCATCATTTATATTACAACAAACAATTCTTTAAATAAATCATACAAATTCACGCAAGTCTTGGACACAAAATGGGCATTTTACTGACTGTGAAAACCAACGTTCTGCACAACCATTACATAATTTATTTTTACAACACTTTAATTCACGAAAAAAATTTGAGTCATTTGTACAAATTATACAATTGTCTTTTATTGACATTTGATTCAATTGTGATATATCAAGGGACACTTTAACAGGTTCCCAGAAGTCATTTGGTACCATATACGGGTTTACAAGATAGTCGTAAACCTGTAATTCAAAAATGTTACGTTCTCTTAATAAATTTCGAAATTGAATGTCGAATACAGTATTAATTTCAAATTCAGTTTCAGTTTCTGATTCTGATTCCTCAATTAATTCAGGTAAGTCTTCCTCAATTAATTCAGGTAAGTCTTCCTCAATTAAGTCATCGTCACTCATTTTAACAACTTATTTAACTTTTCTTTGAATTTAAGAGTAAAGTTTTTGGTCTTTGTTTCTTTACCAGTTAAATCCTTAAATTCACTAAAATATTTATATATCAGTTCTAACTTTTCTATTTTATTTTCACCCGGAAACACATTTAATAAACTTTTTAGGTATTGTTCTTGGTTAACATTTATAGTTTTGCTTTTGACAAGCTCCTGATTTAAAAACTTCTTTATATGGAGTATATCGGTTACTGTAAGCTTGTAATTACTCGAAGCAATTATTTTATCAAACATTTTTTTATTATTTAGATAAATGTTAAACCTATTGTTGCTACAATTAGTTCGTAATTGACACTTATTTTTTTTATATTCCGATCGTGAATAATAACTTGGTATACAAATAGAACTTACACAATGTGCATCTGGTAAAAACATTTTACATGATTCGAATGTATCTGAAAATATAGTTTCACCTAACGAAAGTGAATCAGCTGTTATTGCGATATTTTCAATGGAATCGGAATAATCAAGGTAATTTTCCTGAATTAAATTAGATAACATAAAACCATCGGTTTCATAATTTCTGAAGATTTCGTTTAATTCAGGTGGTTCTAGTTTATCAAATAATTTTGAAGTATATTCGAAATTGTTAACGTCGGAGTCTTTATAAAAAGTATGTATAAATGTATCAATTGACTCTGTTTTATTTGTTTTTAAAAAGTTAAGTAAAGTTAAAAGAAGACGTTTGTCACTTTTACATTTTTTAATTATTTCCAGTAAGAATTTTTGATCTAATTTATTGTAAAGTTTACTTATCCAATTGAGAATAACAGAATGATTGATTTCACCAATGTAATAAACTTCACTTATTTTTTTAAGATCGTTCAATTTGGATCCCTTCGAATCAGCGCTTATTATAAGTATAGGTGGTAAAGATACATGTGAATTTTCAAAAACTCCCTTTAATTCTTTATGAGTTTTCCCTGTTCTTAAAAGTATAAGTTGTGAGATGTCTGTAATTGTAAGTAAATCATTTTGTCCATTTTGGTATTCGTCGATTAAAATAAGTTTTTTTAAATGACCAGTTTCATTTTTTGTAAAAAAACTTGTTGAGGAATACTCCGCAAATAAAAGTAGATCTTTAATAAGGTCTTTTTTTGTCTTAACAAGGTCAGTCGTTTTGCAATTATACAACATAATGTCGTTTTCACGGCAATAAAGTTCTATCAATGAACTTTTACCACTTCCTACAGGGCCAACGATAAGCAACGGTGTTTTTGATTTATCTAAAAGTGAACCAGTGTACCATTGATTAACGACATAATGCGTATTTTCCAAACCCACAAGATCTTTTGCGCATCCCGGTTGGGTGTCTTCTTTAGCTGGTTCGTTTACACTTAATACGTCAAATTGATTTACAAGGTCTTTAAATGGGTTTAAACACTGAACCTTCCTTTTAGAACTTCTGCTAATAATACCACTTGAATTATTTTTTTCGGGATTAAATACTAACTTTACCATAATTAACGTTATTTCTTTTTAATTTTTAAATTTGTTATATTTAAATGAAAAATAATTTGGCAAATATACTTGAAAAAGATAAAGTATGGACAAAAATAAAAAAATATATATACATTTTTATCATACTTTTTAGTGTATTTGTGATATTACTTCTAGGTGTGCTTATTATGCAATACGTAACTTTACAAAAAATTATTGATTACACATCAACATTGGCGTAACCAAAAGTATTGCGAATATCACAAGATGTATTATAAAACCAGGACTATTTAGTCTCATACCGGTTCCATATTTTTCTTGGCCAGGGTTTCCAATAAAACCACCTAAAAGGGTGTGAGTTAGTGTATATGTACCATCGAGTGAAAGAAGTATCATTATAAGTAAAGTGTAAACTGTGGTCAGAATAATTAACTGGTTACTCTGCATTATAATATTATAGTAATATTATTATTTTTATAGTATTTTCTACGTTTATAATACTGTGCTTTAAAAATTGAAAATGAATCTACAATGTCAATTACCAATGGTTCATTTTTATTTTTTTGACGAAGAATTCTACCGACTGCTTGTTCGATGTCACTTTTAGGGGTTGCTAAAACAAGGGTGTCTAATTCAGGAACATCGAACCCTTCACCTGATGCTTGGTAAGTACCTATAATAACTGAACACTCCGTACTTTGTGCACGATCTTTTGATTTCATTCCACCAAGGTAAATACCAGCTGAAATTCCGTTTAAATTTTTTAATATGTATTCACAATGATCGCGTCTGTCGGTTAGTACAAGTATTTTACGACCTTGATTAAGGTATTCTTTAATGGTAGTAAGTATAACATTATTGCGTGATTCCTTGAGAGTAAGGTCAGTGATCATCGAAGGGCTATTTATTTTACCAACTTTGTTGTGTTTTTCTGTGTATTCCGAAACGTCTGTATAAACAAATTTAACACTCGGGTTACCGGAGGATCTACGTATTGTTATAATCTGTGGGCCAAGGAACCAGTAAATAACTTTAGACAATCCATCTTTTCGTTCAGGTGTTGCTGAAAGACCCAACATATATTTTGTCTGAACTTTGAAAAAAAGACTTGAAAAGGTTCTCGAACCGAGATGATGTGTCTCATCGGCTATAAGATGGCCAAAAGACTTAAAAGTTTCTTTGGGGTAATCTCGTTTAATAATTGTCTGTATCATACCAACTACAATGTCACATCCTTCAATCTGGCACCGCTCTTGTCGAATTATACCTACTTTTGCACTTGGTAAAAATTGTTTGATACGTTCAACCCACTGTTCCAGTAAAAATTCTGCATGAACGACAATAAGTGTTTTTACATTCATTAAACTTATTAATTTTAAAGCAACTACGGTTTTACCAAGACCAGTATCCAATGAAACAAGTCCACCTCCATGTGTTTCGTAAACCTTTAACGTTGCGTCAATGGTTTGTTGTTGTATATCACGGAGCGATCCTTCGAAATGGATATTTACCGGGTCGCCCAGTGGTAATGTGTACTTCTTGGGGACACCATACTGGGTTAGTCCGTAGTTTCTTGGAATGTAAACTTTTGTTTTTGAAAGTCTAAAAACAGGAAAGGGGTCTGAACCTTGGAAATTTGGATTTTCAATTGGTTTAACATATAGTTCACTTCTTATGGATTCCAAAAAATGAGCCGGTAAAGTTTTTAAAACAATTGAATATCCAAGACAACCGATTTCAGTTTCCATTTAACCATTTAACGAGCTTTTTTTTAAGTCAATTAAAATAATTATTGGTATTAAATGGGCTTTTGCGAATACAAAAACATACTCGGAGAACCAGGTACGGGGGTTCATTCTATCAGACTTTTTAATATCGCTGTAGTAGATGTTCTTTTAACATTTCTCCTTGCGTGGGGAATTAATTTTTTAATCAAGGGAAACATTCAAATGTACTTTATTGTTCTTGCTTTTTGTTTTATACTTGGTATTATAGTTCACCGTTTATTTTGTGTTGAAACTACAATCGGAAAGTATTTAAAAATATAAAAATTGTCTAATCAAAAATGAAGCAATTTTTATTTTTTATTTTATTTCTTCAAATTGCGTATGCGATACGATACAAAGTAAACATTACAGACCATATTATTTTAAAAACCGCACTTATCGACAGAGTTTTTTAAGGTAATCAATTTCAGACTTTATTTTACCAAAATTACTCGATTCCGATTCGTAGTCCGAATCACCTGAACGATCGTAAGCAGAAAAGTCTTCTGTAAAAGTAGAAGGTGCGTCACGAGTTGCATTCGCAGTAGGGTTTTGCATACCATATTGTAATAACCTATGAAATTCTGAAATTTCTTGAATAACATTGTCTACAAAAATTTTAATGAGTCTCGCAAGACTATTGTAATCTGTTATATCTGGTCTTAAAACCAACACAAAACTTAAAGGTGCACAAAGCCCACCATGGTATGGTAAACTACACTGTGCAGTTCTAAAAAATCCTTTGAAAGTATAATTACCAAAATAAAGGTTAATGTACTGTGTTATAGCTGGTATAAAGCTATCGATATGTGTACCTTGGCTTTTACCAGGCTGTAAATTCATTTCCAAACTTGGTTCTATGAGATAAATTTCCATTGTGTTTTTATTAAAAAAAAGTATGTTTTGGTGAGTATCTCGATTATAATAGATTATTTTAATACTTAAAAATATCATTTGGTACATCGGGTTAGCAAGTGATTCATTTGTTATTTGAAGGATTGTACTTGAATATTCCGCATCTTCGTTATAAACCCCCCTCGATCTTTCCATAAATTGTAAATCATACGGAGGTGGAATTAATAATTTTGTTGGGTCTGTATTAATAAAATTAAAAAAACGAACCATTACATTAAATTGTAAATTATCAACAAAATATGGATTAATTTTCCCAGTTTCACATGAATCATAAATTGATTTTACATGATAAAATCTACTAAAATATATAGCAAGGTTAATAAAAGATTGTGCAAATTGATCTGGAATTTCATTAATATTTTGGTTTAATTGGTTGAATTCGTCAATAAAAACAGAGTATTCCGGCAAGACTTCGTTGATACTACTTAATCTTTTATCGAACCAAGAATAGTATTCTTTCGATCCTTTTATTTTATTTAAACGAGTTGTATAGTATTTAACGGCTGCGATACCTTCTTTGTATTCATTTTCAATTGTGTCGCCACTCATTTATCCATTACCCGTTATTTTTTTTAGATAATTAATTTCAGAATTTCCGAATCCGGGACGTAATTGTACATTGTCATCGATAACGACAGTAACATTATCACGACAAAGTGGACATCCCCTTCCCCATTGACGTACACAATGACAATGAAACACATGCCCACAATACATCATGCAAACAGGGTTGTTTGACAACGAGTTTAAACATATCGAACAATCATCTGATTCATTTATTCTAGCTAATGAACTTTCTATAAATTCAGGGGTACGTGCGGGTAATTGCCGCACACCGGCGGAGTCAAAATCGATACGTCTTCTTATACGTCTTTCAGGTTCATTTTCACTACGGAAACTATTTCTTGCGGTAGTAGCAATAGATAGTAAATCGATTTCTTGATTTACCCTGAATTGGTTCCATAGTTCATTCATTATAAATTCTTGTTCCGCGGAACTTGATATATCGAGTTGATCATGAACACCTGGGTACAATTGTAAAAAACGAACCATAAGTTCGTGTTGGCGTTCATTTAAAAATTCTAGATCTGATAAAAAATTGTTATATGACCTTCCATTTACATAATTGTTTATAATCCCCGTAGCCGGGTTTTCCACGCGTCCTGGTTGTGGTCTCCTTCTTGGTGGCATTAATAATAACGCCATTTATTTTAAAATAAAAATAAATGGTAATAATAAATGGAAAAAAAACCAGGTGATGATACTGGAATGCAAACTAGAGTATGGGGACCGGCTGGGTGGTTATTTTTACATTCCATAGCTCAAAATTATCCATGGGAACCGACACCCGAAAAAAAAGAAAATTATAAACTGTTTTTTAGACTGATCGGTGAAGTTTTACCATGTAGGTATTGTAGGGAATCTTACCAAGACTTTATCAAAGGCCAGGGCACGTGCCTCGATGATTCTGTGATGGAATCTCGAAGAACACTTACAACTTGGTTGTATAAAATTCACAACAAGGTGAATAAAAAACTTGGTTATACCGATAACCCCAGTATAGCGCAAGTGTGGGACAAATATGAATCTTACAGGAGCAAATGCACAAAATCACCTGAAGTAATGGAAAAGGTCCAAAAAGGGTGTTTGGACCCTCTAAAGGGGTATCGTAAAAAATGTGTATTTAAAATTGTTAATGTAGATTCCGATGGAAACCCAATTAAAAAAAATTTTTCGTTTGGAAAAACCAAAGACATCAAATTGGTCAGCGTAAAAAAATCAAAACAAAGTGGTAAAAAATTAACCGCAACCTTCGAAACAAAAAATGGTAGACGCAAAGTTATACACTTTGGAGCAGCCGGTATGAGTGACTACACAAAACACCATGACATTGAACGTAAAAAAAGATACATTAAAAGACATCTTAAAGATCTACGAACAAATAACCCCGCCAGAGCGGGATATTTGAGCATGTTTATTTTATGGAACAAGCGAAGTATAGATGCTAGTATAAAGGATTATCGTCGTAGGCTTGGTGTTTATAATCGTACAGGTAAATTTCCAACAAAGATTTAGTAATCAGATTCTGCTCCAAAATCGTCGGAACAATCGTCGTCAAAATCTTGTTCGTATTCTGAAATTTCAGAGTGTTCTTCAGAATAATCCGAATCCTGTTTATCAGAATCTGTATCAGAATACTCCCTAGAACATTCAGAATTTGTATCGGAATTATCGGATTCAGATTCTGAAACATCTACGAAATCATTTATTTTAAGAACCGGTTTTTTAACAATCTGTTTTTTAACTGGTTTTTTAACTGGTTTTTTAATAATTAGTATGTCGCGGTCTACGATCTCTTCTGAAAATATACGGTTACGATAGTCATTATATGACTCTAATTCGGGAACATTATTGTTAAAAAAGGTTTTACGAGGTTCTCTTTTAAGATTATTTTTTACAAGAATGTCAATTTCTTGTAAAGTGCTTAAGTAATCGGATAATGGTAAAAAATTGAACAACGATACCAACTTTTCTTTTAAATTGGGTGGTTTGTTTTCTTTGACTGTTTCCCTTTTTTCTAATTTATAAATTACACCTGGCTCGCCCTTATAAATGTTGTACATTTTACATGGCTGTTTTTTTGCGAGTACCCATTTCTTTGTTTTAAGATCGTATTCTTGAGATGTGCTCATACATTTCATTACATGTATGTTTTTTGAAGTATTGTGAAATTTAAAAACTGGTTTTCCACATTCACACTCTTCTATATCAAAAAATTCTTCTTTGGTAAGTAATTTAGCCATTTTTATATTTACACCCGAAGTATTTTTAAGTAATTAAAGTTTTGTAAAAAAATTAATTAAAGTTTTGTAAAAAAAATTAATTAATGTACCTAAATTGTTCGAAAACGCAATCGGATTTATCAAAAGTTGTTTTGTTTATTAAGGAATCCATCTTTGTTTTATAATAGTACAATATCATTAACAGCGCATCGGACATATCGTGCTTTCTATTGTGTTGTTCCCATTTGCCAAAATCAACTAGGTATTCCCTTGCTATACTTTCTGATTCTTCTTTTCTAACAGAATAATCTTTGTTAAGTGAAAAATACTTATGTACGCTATTGGGGCTTATAAGAATTACTTTATTTCTAAATTTACTAAATAAAAGGTCCTGGACATTTGTAATACCAACAGGTGGCTGGCGTTCTAAAATAAGAATATCACATTGTTCAAAATAATCTTGATATTCTTGAATAAAGTGATCGAGATAGTCCGGAATGCATGAATCGTGATGTAACTTACAAAATTTTATACACACTTTACTGTGTTTCATTTGTGTTATATCTATTTTGTTACAATCAATGATTTTAATGTTCTGTTTTACGGAGTCCTTATTGACTAGGTAATTTTCATTTAACAATAAATTTTTATATTTACTTGTTTGCGGAATAATAGGAAAGATCAATTCTGAATATACATACCCCAAATTTATAATTCCAATGTCTATGGAAAGAACTTTAATCGATTCCATTGTTATTTTAATTTAAAAATTTGTATTCTTTAAATTAAAATAATAACGTTTAATACAATGGGCTTGAGCCACGAAGATGCTCTGTTACGTGCTTCAAAAGTGTTCGAATACTATTATTCTCACGCTATACGAGAATTTGATCATATTACTTCTTTGCAACTTGCTCAAATTCCAGCTGATTACGTTTATAACACTTTAATAATCCAAGATAATTGTTATATTAACGGCGATTGTTGTTTAGAATACTGTAATGACGTCCTTGATCATGATTTTGAAAGACTCGATCCAGATGTTAAAAGACAAGCATATGAAAGGGCGTTTAATATTAAAACTGGGTTTGTTTCTGAAAATGAAATAAATACTCAACTAAAAAAGCGTAGAAACAATGTTTTTAAAAATTTATATTACAGCCGCTTTCAAGAATTAAAAGAAAATAAAGAAAATATTTTTTACGATATGTTCAAAAATATGAAAGTATCCGGACCAAGGGATCCAAATGCATTGGAAAATATTTTTAAAACATTAAATTTGAATTAAAAATAATGAATAATTGTATCATGGAAAAAAAAGATCAGGGGTCCTGTGGCTTTGGGAAAAAATGTAAAAATGGCTATACTCCAATAAATAGAAAATTGTACAAAAAAATAAAAATAAAAGCCATAAAAAATTCCAGCAAGTGGCCCAGTAGGTATTCAAGTTATGAACTTGTAAATGAATACAAAAAGCGTGGTGGGAAATACACATGTAAAACAAACAGGTTTGGAGCCCCATTAGGTTCATTTTACCCACAAGGAGCTCAACAAAATACCTTTTTGACACCTGAAGTTAAAAAGTGTTTAAATGTGATATACGGGCCGAGAGACTCGAGTTATACGTCTTCAAGTTACGCACCCGATACTATGAATTCTTTAGGATTCGGTAAAAAAACCAAGTCGAAGTCCAAAAGTGTTATTAGGTATCTTCGTTCTTTTTTGAAATAACTGCTTATGTTTGCGATGCTAAAAAAGATGCAAATGATAACCAAATGACATACGGTATTAAACAATACCCAGCAACTTTGTTAATCTTAAAAAACAATACCGCTACAATTAACGCAAAAATAGCCAATAGTATTATACTTATTGTACTAATCAATTTGTTCGGGTAATATACAAAAAATGGCCACCAAACAATAGTAAGCAAAACCTGAATGCCGTAAAGTATCAAATAAAAATTGTTTTTAGTACTCTTTGATACTAGATACGACGAATATCCCAATAACAGATACAATATCGGCCATACTGCAGCAAATAACCAATCGGGTGGGTTAAATTTAGACTTTACTTTTGGAATTTGTTTACGAGCTACAAAATATCCAGAACCTATTCCTAAAATAAGTGGAGCAAACAACAAAAAGAATTTATTGTACATTTAATTGTTTAAAAGATATTTTTTAACTTTGGAATTCACTTAAAACCGGACTTTAGGGTTTTTCAATGACAATAAGATTTTTGCATAAATTTCAGTAACATCTTTGTGTACACCGTGACGATAATAATAAGTAGCACATGCATTGCAATAGCCGTTTCTCCACTGGGGAGTATGATTAGTGCAACAGTTAATACATGTCTTCATTTTAAATTTGTTTAATTTTTATTTTTTAAATAAATTTAAAATACAAATGAGTTTCGCGAATTTTTACAACCAGACTTTCATTCAAGGAGTCGCTGTTTTTCAGGGACCCAAGATAAAAGGAACAGTGTATTTCACGGAAACAAGTGACACTGGTTTAGTCGAAGTAAAAATAAACCTTGAAGGTCTTCGTTCGGGATATTATGGATTCCATATTCATGAAGCAGGTGACCTCACCGATGGCTGTACAAGTGCATGTGCACACTTTAACCCGTTTTCTAAAAACCACGGATGCCCGGGGTCGAAAGAAAGACATGTAGGTGACTTGGGAAATGTAGTATTTGATTCTAACGGAAAAGCACAATATTCATTTTTCGATGATTGTATTCGTTTAAGGGGATACCGTAGTAACATCATAGGAAGATCAGTAGTTATACATGAATCACCTGACGATTGTGGTCTTGGTGGAAATGCGGAGTCACTAAAAACTGGAAATGCTGGTAAAAGATTAGCTTGTGCTGTGATAGGGTATTCGAAAAATTGCAAATAAGTTAATTACTTAAAAAAATATATTCATTATATTTAAAGAATGTTGAATTTGAATTCTTTAAAAATATTAAATATTAAAACTTTGCGATTATTTTGCAAACACGCAAACATAAAAAAATGTTCAAGGGCCACTAAAGAAACCCTTTTTGGAAATTACAACAGGTTTCTTGCTTGTAAGATAATACAACGTTGTTTCAGAAATCATTTTTACAAAAATGCAGAAGACTCTATTTCTTTGGAACCCGTAAAGTACCCATGTTTCATTTACCGTACAAAATTTGGAAAGTGTTTCTTTTACAGCTACGACACAATTATAAAGTACATAATGAAAACCGGTGACACACGTGATCCAATGACCAGGAATGTGTATTCAGACGAAGATCTTTCAAGACTAGATTCCGAAGTAAAAAAATACTTTCCGGAAACACGATATTCGAGTACCCTAAAGATCAAGAAAAATATAAATTACGCCAAGAGGATACGTAATCGTGAAAATGAAATACTATCCTACCAGACTTACCTTGAAGAACTCAAAACCAAAATAATCATAGTTATCGAATCCGATGCCTTTTCGTGGGAACAATTTGAAATAACAGTCGATTCTGTTGAATACCATTCAATTTATGACTACATTGCAACAGTTCTCGATAAATTAAGATCAGTTTACAGATCACTAAAGAACCACGATTCCTTTTCCGCAAGTTGTTTTAAGGAAAATACAATTGAAGCCATAAGTGCATTTTCAAATTCAGGTTCAAACGATGTAACCAACATTTTGGATTTTATCAGAGCAATTTGATTTTTTTACAAAAACAAATATACATAAAGAATTATTCATTTAAAGAAACAAAAATGGAATCTTTAAATTGTAATTTGTGTAAAAATCCGACATTTTTATGTGAATGTGACTGTTCGTGGAAAGATTTTGATTCTTTGAATGGTCTTGGTAAAACTGATCCTGAATATGGAGTTGTTTATTCTGATTTAAGTATATCGACGATGACAGTCTGTTTTAATTTTAATCAATTTGTCGATCTAGGTTTTCTCAATCAAAATTTGCCAACTCATTTAAAAGTAAGTTATAATCCAGGATCTAAAAAATCCAAAGTACCTAAAAAAAAGGGAACTGATTCTTTTTACAACAGTTTTGATATAAAAATAACAATTCACGATCACACCACTAAAATTTTTTCAAATGTAAGTATTTTCATATTTCCCAATGGAAAAGTAAAGGCAGCTGGTGCAAAAACAGTTAAGACTATCCATATACTTATAGAAGAGCTTATTAATATTATTACATATGTCAACGGTACTGTTGAAAACCCCGAAACACTTAAGGCTGAAAATATAAAAATACAAATGATTTGTAGTGATTTCAAGATTAAGCCTATAAAAGAAGATTCCGATGGCTGGTGTTTAAAACAAGAAGAACTCAAGAATATACTTGTTCAAGAGCATTCATTAAGCGCAACTTTTAGTTCTTTGAGCAGGTATCCAGGTATTAATTTGAAGTACCCAAGTAAATCTGAACCGGGTAAACAAATCAGTTTGTTGATCTTTCGTTCTGGTAGTATAATAATAACAGGTGGGAAAAATGCAAATGATATTTTTGATAGCTACGCCTTTATTACAGACGTTATATCTAAAAATAACAAGGACCTTTTTTATTACGACATCAATGAAGAAATAAAACAAAAAAAGAAGAAAAATAAAATAATAACTAATTAATAAATGATTGTGGTACTTATTTTATTGTTAATTAGTATTTATTTATTAACAGTGCGCCCTTCGGGGTTTTCTGAAAATATTGATGACATTATAGCCTATCCATATACCCAAAGTGATATTAACTTTGTAAATGCCGTTAAGGGAGTTAAAAATCCTTCTCAAGAAATCACAGTTGTTAATTATGGATGTTTCAAGGACATCGAAGAAAAATTTTTTGTAAGAAAAATAAATCCATTTAGCAAAGTTAAAACATTTAATTCCGCGTTTGTTATTTCAAGTCAAAATGATTTTAGCGAATTACTTGAAATATTATCTACCAACGGATTTGGTGAGTATTCAAGTTCCATTCAGTCAAAGTACTCCGGTTACAATTTGGTAAGTATTCAAGAATTAGGGGTCATAGCTGTTTTCGCAGGTTATTCTTACATTTCTATTTGTAAAGAATCACCAAGTGGAAATTCACAAATATATTTTTCATACAGCCCACCAATGACGAAACAAATATTCCCACCACAAGATTACACAAAGTACCTCGCCAAACCAGTATCAACCGGAGAAAATTGTGGTTACCCTTGTTCGGATCAAAGTGGTAATTATTGTGGATCGGTAACTTACCCCAGTATAAAATCTCCAGCTCTTTACGCTGTTTATTCAGTTAAAATTAATTAATTTGTGTTTTTTATGGAACAAAGAATTTCGTATTCACCGTCCTGGTTATCCGGGGATGGTGGTAAAGTGTCAAAGGAGTATTGCCTGAAAAGATGAGCCCATATACGTTCTGCAAAGTGACCATTTTCAATGTTGTCACCTACTGAAACACTTGTAAGTAAATTTTCATATATCTCTTTATTGATGTGTTTTATGTTGTCCCGGTGAACAATAAACATTCCACGCATTCCAACGTATCTCATCGGGCGGGAATCGATAAGCGCTTTTTTCCATGTTTGGAAATCAGGGTATTCCGATCGTACGAACGGGTTGTCGTTCCGGTTGCAAATTCCTTCAGCTTGGTAGTTTTCGATGGAATAGTTAAAATTTGATCCGACTTTGCTAAAACGTGGCGCAAAAAAACCACGGTAACGCTCTTTGTATATATCTATTCTTTTTTGAATACCTGTAAGATATGATCCTTTTGCGTAGGTCATAAGGATACTACCTGGTAATGAAATAAAGGTTTCTTCCAGAGAATCCCAGTTTGTTAATATATGGTACACGATTGTGTGATCGATTCTTCCAATATTTGGTAATTTTTGAATTTTTAATTTAAGTTTTAATTCATCAGTTATTTCATTTTTAAAAAGGTTATCGTTGGGGCCCTTGTTGTAGATATAAAATACGTCAACTTTCGATTGAATATATTCTATCCAATCAATTGTTTCGTTGTATCTAGTAATTATACACGCAACTTTGGCCATTTTTTAACTTATTTATAGAATTACTTTAACTTATTTCTATAAATAATTTAATGGGTTTTTTTAAATCAAAAACAAAAGTTCTTATTTACGGATCAAATGGATGGATCGGAAAACTTTTTGTAAAATATCTTAAAACAAATTTTCCGAAAATAATTATAATTGAGGGAAAATCCAGAATTGATCAAATTGAAAAAGTTACACATGAATTAAAGACCGCTAAACCAACTCACGTAATTTCATTCACCGGTAGAACACATGGAACCATTAACGGAACTTCCATTAACACAATAGACTACCTCGAATATCCAGGAAAACTTCTCGAAAATGTACGTGATAATTTATTTGGACCACTTTCGTTAGCTGAAATCTGTAAATCTTTTGGCATTCACTACACATACCTCGGAACAGGGTGCATCTTTAATTCAAATGGGTTAGATTCTGTATCACCTGAATTATTTACCGAAGAAAGTTTACCCAATTATTTTGGTTCGGGTTATTCCGTTGTAAAGGGATTTACCGATCGTCTCATGAAAAACTACAAGGTTCTTAATTTACGTATACGTATGCCGATTAGTAGCATTCCCGATGACCGCAATTTTATCACCAAAATTACAAAGTATTCTAAAATCTGTAGTATACCTAATAGTATGACGGTATTGGATGATTTTTTTCCAATTTTTGTCGATATGTTGTTAAAAAAGAAAACCGGTACTTACAATTGCACAAACCCTGGTACTATAAGCCACAATGAAATTCTTGAAATGTACCGTGAGCACATCAATCCAGATTTTACTTGGCAAAACTTTACCAAGGATGAACAATCGGTGGTTTTAAAGTCTGATCGTAGTAATAATGCACTTGATACACTAAAGATTGAAAAGGAATACCCCAAGTTACGTAGTATACAACAATCTGTTATAAACGTGATTAAAACAATGAAAAAAAACATTTAATTAAATAAAATAAAAGTGTTATTTATCATGGATAAAAAATTTTTAGACATTGCCAAAAAAATGATATGACCCTGGGGACTTTCATTACAATTTTTACCCTTTACCCTGTTACTGTAGATTCCGTAAGTATAAAACTTACTTGTCCAGGGAATTCGTGTTCAATAGACGATGCAGTTATTCTTTTCGTTTATCAATAATATTTTTTTAATGTTAAATAATACACCATTTGGTGGATATGGAGGTTTTCCAGAAATTGAAAAAAACCATTTAGTATTATTTAATATCGTACATCCGGGTATTTCTTTTTAAACCACTCTACAGTTTCCGAAATACCCGCGCGTGCACTTGTAAATTCGAAGTCTGGAAATATACCCATCAATTTTGAATTATCGACTGTTTTACGAAATTGACCATCTGAAAAACTTGAGTCAAATTCAATTTTACACCCAAAGTGGTCGTTTATCATTTCGGCTATAGATTTTATGGAATGTTCTTCTCTGGGAGTAATAATCACCGAACCGGTTGAACACCGATTAATAAGTAACTCGACAATTATTTTTGCGAGGTCTTCGGAGTAAATTAATTGTCGCAGTGGAGCACCTGTGCCTTTAACTACAAACGTTTCATTTGATTTACTTGCTAAAAAACACCGGTGTATAAGCCCCGGAATAACATGGGAATCATCAAGGTTAAAATTATCATTTGGTCCATAAATATTTGTTGGAATAACACAAAAATACTTTGTGCCGTATTGCTCATTGTAGGTTTTGCACTGAATTTCAAGAATACGTTTGGAATAAGCATACCCTTCATTTGATGAATGTGGTGGGCCATTATTTATCATAGATTCATTTATAGGGTACTCTGTACTGTCAGGAAATATGCATGTACTTAAACAAGCAACTAATTTTTCAACACCAACTAGGTGACTACATTTAAGTACATTTGTATTAATAAGTAAGTTTTCTTCAAGCATTTTCACCTTGTGTGACATATTTTTAAAAAGTCCACCTACACATGCCGCTAGGTGAATTACGTAATTTGGTTGAAGGTCTTTAAAAAGTGAAATTGTCGAATCAAAGTTAAGAAGATTGCATTTTTTAGAATCTAAAAATATAAAATGGTACCCTGGATAAACATTTTTTATGGAATTTATAGCGGAACCCACCAGACCTGATCCACCCGTTACTAATACTGTTTTTACCATTCGTTATAATTATGTTATAAATAAAAAATAGATTATTATAACGAATGAACTTTGCATTAATAACAGGTATTTGTGGACAAGATGGTTCGTACCTCGCTGAATTTCTTTTAGAAAAAGGATACACTGTATACGGATTTATTCGTCGATCAAGTACAATCAATACAGGTCGTATTGATCATATTTATTCCAAGTTAAACCTTCGTTATGGAGATCTATCTGATTCAACGAGTATTACAAAAATTTTAAATGAAATAAAAAGCAAGTGCCCAAAAATACTTGAAATTTACAATCTTGGTGCAATGAGTCATGTAAAGGTTTCTTTTGAAGTACCTGAATACACTGGTGATATCGACGCACTTGGTGTTCTTCGTATACTTGATGCTGTAATGTCACTCGGTATGAAAGACCTAGTTCGTTTTTACCAAGCATCGAGTTCAGAACTCTACGGCAAGGTCCAAGAAATCCCCCAGACCGAAAGAACTCCCTTTTACCCGAGAAGTCCATATGGAGTTGCTAAATTATATGGTTTTTGGATAACAAAGAACTACCGTGAATCATATGACATTTTCGCATGTAATGGTATTCTTTTCAATCACGAGTCACCCCGTAGAGGTGAGACATTTGTAACAAGAAAGATTACCATGGGACTAAATAAAATTCTCAAAGGAATTGAAGACAAGCTTGTTCTTGGAAACCTTGATTCCAAACGTGATTGGGGGCATGCAAGAGACTACGTCCGTGGAATGTGGTTAATGTTACAACACGACTTTCCGGAAGACTATGTACTCTCAACCAATGAAGTTCACAGTGTTCGTGAATTTGTTGAAAAGGCATTTGCACTTCGAGGTTTTATCATTCGTTGGAAAGGATCGGGCACTTCGGAAATTGGATACGACCTTGTTACAGGCCGTGAACTCATTTTTGTTAGCGAACGTTACTTTAGGCCGGCTGAAGTAGATTTTTTATTGGGTAATTCATCCAAAGCGGAATTTGAACTTGAGTGGAAACCTTCAATTTCATTTGACGAACTTGTTGAAGAAATGGTTGATTTTGATTGTAAATAAAAATAATTCTATTTATTAATAAATGAATATACTAATATTGGTCATTTTTATTTTTTTGTGCTACTTTTTTATAGTTTTAAAATCTCCATTTAATCCAACACAAGATGATAAATCTTATATAATGAAAAACCTTTATAATGGAGATAAATGGAATAAATATAGACTAGGGGATGTTGTGTTTAGAGACCCACATGGGGAATATTATACAGATAATTTTTACGATAGTGTATTATATCATGAAGATTTATACCCATCTACAATTGCATCTGAATATATGAAATTAAATAAAAAATTAAAAAACGTTGCTGATTTTAAGTTATTAAATGATATTATATCTAAAAAACAAACAAATAAAAACTCTATTTCAGAAGATACATTAGTTTTACATATTAGAACAGGAGACGTTATGTGTAAATATCACTCATCTGAAAAAAACATATATGATAGTAAATATACAAAACAAGGGAACATTCCTTGGTGGAATGGGATTTTAGATTATATTTCTAAAAATAATATAAAAAAAGTCATTATATTATCAGGTACACATTTTAACGAATGTATACAAGAATCTACTGATTATTTATTAGATCGTAAAAAATTTTTAATATCAAATTTAAATTATTTAGATGTCTCTTTTAGATTGGGTCAAACTCCAGACGACGATATTTTATTCTGTAAAAATGCAAAACATTTTATAACAACTGGCGGGGGGTACGGAGAAATATTACAAAAAATAATAAGTTCATAAATGTTTATATAAATAATTACTAGTACCTGTATACGTTGGCTCTATTTCCATTAAAGGTAATTGTAAATTATTTTTATTAAATTTTTCTATTCTTCTTTTATAAATTACTTCTATCATATCATTATTGTATTCGTTATTTATATATTCTAGATACGTATTAAATAGGTATTTAAATAATTCCTTTTTACAACCAATTACTTCACATCTTTGAATATTATTTTGATGTACAAAATCATGAAATGGGTACTTTAAATATTTTATAAAATTAGGTATATAATATCTACCAGTGATTTTAATTATAAATTCACAGTCTTTTATTAAATTAGAATTATCATACGCATAATTGATCGCGTAAATTTCATGAGTACCTTTAGATGGATCATTTTTCAATATATTATAATCATTTTCAGGCAAGTTATCTTCTAAATAACTTATTATTTCAAATCTTTTTTTGTATATAATTAAATAATCATCTAATTCCGGGAAACTATAACCCGAATTATCAACGACTATTATTTTAAATTGTGTATTTTCTAGCCACTTTTTAATAGAAGCAATATAAGTATTTTTTCTTTGGTATTTATCTTTTTGTGCGAGCACTCGTATATTATCTCCAACAATAACAGTACATGTGAGTATAATACATACTTTATCATTTAAAATATTTATTTCTTCAGGTGTCTGATTTTGGTATATTTCTTCCTGGAATGTTGGTTTTTTATTTATTAAAAATATCACTAAAAGAATAAGAAGTAACACTAACACCAAGTTCATTTAACTACCACTTTTATTTTTATTTATGATCATTTTTATTAATTCTCCATAACCCCCACCCGTTGTCATAAAATGTTTTGCATTACTTGAAAATATTATGTCATCGTCTGGTGATTTACCCAAACGGTATTCTACATTTACACCTGAAGAAGTGCGTATGTAATTACCCCTGTCGAATACATACTTTTCTGATTCTTCAAGACAGTCTTTAAAGTGTGTCCCGGCTATAATTATAACCCTTGTTATACCGTTATTTTTAATGTACCTTACCACATTTTTCCACCAATATTTATTGTCTATTTTAGAATAATGGTCTTTAGCGTCGTTTCTCCATACCTTTTTACAAATTACATCACCGATTCGTATATGTAAAACAAGTGTGTGATCGTCAACTTTTTCTAAATTATTACGACTATTTATTATTTTATTTAAAAATTCAAAATCTTTGTGTTTTTTGCTACCTCTGATGTATTCGTCGGCTATAGAACCAGGGTATTCTGTTGTATGGTAAAGCACATTTTCATGAAATCCAGGATCGTAAAAATTACTGTATCTTGGCATTAAAACAACATCACCCAATCTGTAATTGTTCCAATGGTCTCCATTATAAATACCACTGGAACTGGAAAACGGAGACCTTTTATTGATTAAAATGAAAATTACTAATAAAATTATGATTACAATCATATATTTCATTTTAACTAATAACGTTATTTTATTTTCTACAATATTTTAGTACACTTGTACTTTCATTAAGAGATTTCATTGTATTACGGTCGACTTGGTCGAAATATACTGTTTTTGGTATACAGGCTTTTATCCCATTTTCTTTAAAGTATTTTGTAAAAAGTTCGTCTGATGGCCTTGTCATTGGAAAACAGTATTTTATTAAATCTGGTAAAATTCTCATTTTCAAACAAACCGCGTGTCCACAAAGTATACTTGGGTCAGTGAGACCACGGATGTAATTAAGATCATTGTACGGTTGTTTACAATTTAATTCACAGTATCCCATAAAAAAGATATCGTAACTGGAGTTCACAAATTCCGTTGTTCCTTTATTTAACATGTCAATACTGACTTTTGTAACGATATCGTCTTCAAATACTATAATCGTGGAATACCCATTTTTTATAGAGTCGATGTAACACGTAATAAAAGAAAACAATACAGCTAACCGGGTGTTATATCCATACATATACGTACCAGGTGTGTTAATGTCACTTAACATACTTTTTTCAGATTCTGAAAAATCGGTTGGTTTTACCGCATCTAAAAATCTACATTGTAGTCCTAGATTATTTATTTGTTCTGTAATGTAAGATCTTCTCTGGGGCATTGTTATCGCGTAAACCATATCAACAGAGTCTAATTTACCGGTAAGACTGTTCATTGAAAATCTCGATTTAAAACGGGTATCGTATAATCCGTAAACGTAATCTACCACCGAATTTGAACTTGTAAAAGAACTACGATTCAAAATTAAGACAACTATAATAATAAAAAGTATTACCACGATCATTTAACTATACCAATTTTTTTATTCCTTCCAAAAATGGAATTTTTATTTCCCAACCTAGACTCACCAATTTTTGATTTGATATAAAATACCTAGAATCATTAAATGGACGATCTGCAATAAATCTAACATAACTTTGAAAATTATCTGTACCTTTCATTAATTTTACAAGTATTTTAGCTATTTCCATAACGGTGTATTCTTCGTGTGTACCGATATTATAGATTTCTCCAACAATCCCATGTTCAAGTATAATTTCAAAAGCTGAACAAGTGTCATCAACGTGTAAAAATGACCGAATGGCCGATCCGTCACCCTGAATGGTAACTTGTTCGTTATTTTTTAGTTGTTTAATAAACCTCGGTATTAATTTTTCAGGATACTGATTTGGCCCGTAAACGTTATTTCCACGTGTAATTACAATAGGTAAATTGTAACTTTTTATATAACTCATAGCTATAAGTTCAGCACCAGCTTTTGTTGCTGCATATGGATTAGTAGGTATCAAAATACTTGCTTCATTTTTAAGGTCATCATTAAGTGATTCTCCATAAACTTCATCTGTGCTAACGTGAATAAATTTTTTAATACCGTTATACACCCTACAACACTCCAGAAGAGTATGTGTACCTACTATATTATCAAAAGTATACTTTAAAGATTCATCGAATGAATTTTGAACATGAGATTGTGCTGCAAAATGAATAACGTGAGTTATGGAATATTTTTCAAGAATGTAACTTACCAGGTCATTAGATTGTAAATTACCTTTTATAAAATGGTATCGACTAGAGTGTCTTATTTGATTTAGTACATTAGATTCTGATGCGCAATAATACATTGCATCGAGGTTAAAAATCTTGCAGTCATTGTTTTTGTAGAAATAGTAATTAATAAAATTCGAACCGATAAATCCACACCCACCTGTAACAAGTAGATTCATTATAATGTATCATAATTAATTGATTCTTTAAATGTATTGTTTAAAGAATTCTTCACGAACATCACCTGGATACCCCGCGAGGTGTACAACAATAGCATTAGAATCTTTATCATTATATTTTCTACCAAAGGAGTAAGGTAGATTTAATAAATATTTGTTATCTATATAAGTATAGTCCCTGTATTTCTCACGAATTAACAAATTCATCGTTCCTTCTTCATAACATATACCACCCCACGGTCCTTGTTCTTTACCGTTTATTATACATCCAGTTTTTGATTTTATTTTCGACAAACAATCATTTATAAAAGATTTACTGATATCGGAATTTTTTATTAAAAAAAGACCGGCACAAAATGCATTATCAAGTGGTAAAGTAGATTGGTATTTAGCCATAATAATATCTGGTTCACCAATGGTACTTATAAACTGGTCTAATGATTTACTCGAGTCAGGTATGATGGTATCTGAATCAGCCCACAATACATAATCGTATTCACCAGAATCTAAAAATTCTTTTACACGGTGTATTTTACACCAATATGTACTCGATACATCTTTGGGACAATTGTCTAGACGGAAATAAGAATACCCGTGTATTTGAGCGTACTTATTAAAATTGATATCGTGGTATTTTACGAATTGGTAGTCACGATCTTCAGCTGTAATAATTGCTATT